AGTCCACGAGGGAAACCGACGAGGTTGGCTCCAATACCGAAACCAGCACCACCGCGTGCAGAGGACGCCATGGAAGGAACAAATACATCAAGAACAGAGAATGTGGCAGCTGCGGTAAGGGCAATAATAACTACCTCTTCAACATTAAGAGATTTCTTAGGGATGGCGTAGGCGGCAATGGCAACCATAATACCCTCAACGATGTACTTGATGGCACGCTTGACTAATTCGCTAAAATCGAAACCAGACATTGTATATTATAAGAATATAAAAAAAATATTTAATATTCTAAAATATACTTAAATAATAATTCATCTAAATACTATTGAGTATGTCTGGATTTGAGAGAAAACTAAATGACGATGGGAAACCCAACCCTAAATATATCGATCTTTGTGATGAAGATCCCCCAATTTCAGGTCAAAAATATGCCTGTTTGTCTTTTGTATCTCCCGAAAAGATTTTAAAACAACGCGAAAACTATATTTTTGAACAATTTGTAAAAGAATGGGATTTTACTAAATCTATGTCTAAAATGAGCGATTTTGTAAATTTTATTTCTTACAAATATAATCTCAAGGTTGATGATGTTATGAAGGATTTTCAAGAGTATGTCAAAGAAGAACATGAAACAATACGCACATCTTCCATTGAAGATGATTGGAAAACATTTATGGATAAAAACGAAGATAAGTTAAATGAGGAGTTTAATCGTAAACACGAATTTCAAACTTCTGTACGTGGTCTAAAATTACGCGGTGTATTTAATACACAAGAAGAAGCTGAACTAAGATGCAAGAAGATCAGGGATTACGATCCAAACCACGATATTTTTGTAGGTCCTGTTGGTATGTGGATTCCTTGGGATCCCGATGCTTATAAAACTGGACGTATCGAGTTCATGGAAGAGGAGTTAAATCAACTCCATAATGAGAAGATTGCTAATGAAACCAAGGCTAAGGAGGAATTCGATAAGCGTGTCAAAGATGCTAAAAAGAAGGCAATTGAAGATAATATTGCAAAGGCTAAGGCAAGCGGAAATGTTCTTACACAAACAATGAATGAAGACGGTGATTTGATTGGAGTCAGAGAAAAGGTTGATTTTGAAGATCGCGAAGCAGCTGATAGCACCAGTGTTAATGTGCGTAACGAATTATTGAGAGACCGTATTATTAATGAAAAAAATGATTAATTAGTATGTATAGAATTATTTTTACAATTAATAATTCTATATGATTGAAAATATTCTTATTTAACGAACTAGATTACAGGTTTTTTATTGTTTTTTGTTTTTTTTTTGTCTTCTTGTGTAAGACTATTTTTTTTTTTGGCGTTTTTTTTGGGATTATCATATTTATTAGCCCGTGATTTTCTTGATGATGATGATGATGATGATGGGTAATTATATCCGCCTTTTTTCATTTTCTTGGTTTTATTATTCTTACTTTTCATTATATATAATACTAACAATAAATTACCAGCTACTTTTTTTAACTATTATATTTCCACCTTTATTTTTCTTATTTTTATTTGGGTCGTATGCCTCATCTTCGTCATCAGAATTTGCGGATTTAGATAATTCCCAGAATTCCTTAGATCCTAATTTGAATTGAGGATGATTTTCTGCCTTATACCAGAATATTTGGTCGGTTAATTTATTTGATTTTGCATTATTATTTATAACTAAACATTCGTAATTTTCTGTTGTACTATCCATTACAGAACAAAACGATTCTAATGTTGGAAACATACTCGCATAATTTTCCCATATACGTTTTCTATTTGTTAAATAAGGTTCTCTTAATATAAATACGTAATCTATATTTGTTCTCAAATTGGGTGGTATACCTAATGGATATTGCATAGTAATAATCAACATTATTTTCCAGTGACGACCATTCATAAACAGTAAGCGCATCATTTTATCACGTGTCCACGATTGGTCGTATAAACAATCATCCATAATTACGAAAGCACGTGGGTCTATCGTTGTTTTATTATACGTAGTCATATCCTTTTTCACTTGTTTCAAAACAGTTTTTTGACGCCTTAATATATTTTCTATCAAGGCTGTATTATATTCATCATGAATGAATAAACGCGGAACGTGATTTTTATAAAACCCATTACCTGCTTCTGTTCCGGACATTACTGTTCCTATTGGTATATCTTGATGATAAAATAACAAGTCTCTTACTAAAAAAGATTTACCTGTATCGCGACGTCCAATTAATACTACAACTGGTCCTTTATTTTCATTTGGTTTAAATGTTATATCACGCATATTAAATTTTTTTAATTCAAGTGTCATTTCGAATTATATATTTTAGAAAAATAAATATATTTTATTCTATAAACGAAATAAAACGTTTAAATACTAATTTAATAATATTCTTTGTAATTATATGTCTGCTTTTGAAACACATAATAACTTTATCGCATATCGAAAAACATCATTACTTGATTTAAATGAATTAAAAACAAAATTTAAACCTGATTCTTATGATAAAGACAAGAATTATAATCCTTTTAATGTTTCTTGTATTCAAAATTATCAACCTATTCATTCTCTTTTCTTCAATATGACCCAATCAAATTATAATAATTTCCAGTTAAACCATTTTTATCATTTTAGAGATTTTGAAACAGTCGTTGATTCATCTAATCAAATAGTACATAAAAATACTTATATTAAATATTCTCCACTTGTAGACCCTGTTAGATACTTAATAGGTAAATATAAAAATAACGACGATTTAATACATTTGCCTAAACTTATGGATAATAATACTAATACTGAAAATATATTGAATAATACAGATAATGCTTCTTATATAGACGGGTTTTTCTCTTTTTTATGTGGACATACTCTTCATAATTATAATTTTATAAATTCTATTGATTACTATGGTTCATTTTTGAGTGTGCAAGATAAATTTAAATGTAATATTACAGATGATTATGATTATTTAAACGATTCGAAATTTTTTAATAATAATATTAACAAAATCTTCCATTTATCATTAGTAAATGATAATGATTGTAATGTTAGAACACGCAATAAACGTTCAAAACTAGTTATTAATAATGATAATGATAACATTTATAATATTAATTTGGACTATGAAAGTGTAGACAATACATTTCAAGATTCGTCTATTAATTATATAAGTGATATTATTGAACCTGTTTATGAAAATAATAATAAGGAAACTTGCTCTTCGGATGATGATTCCAATGATGATGATTCCAATGATGATGATTCCAATGATGATGATTCCAATGATGATGATTCCAATGATGATGATTCCAATGATGATGATTCCAATGATATAGATAATGAGATCGATGACGAAGAAGAAGAAGAAGAAGATGATGATGGTTGGGAAAGTGATAGCAGTTTAGATAGCATTGATGAACAAGTATATGCTTATATTCACAATTTTCCTGTTCAGATGATTTGTCTAGAAAAATGCGAAGGAACACTCGATTCATTATTTGAAAATAATGAAATAAACGAAGATAATGGTTGTTCTGCGCTAATGCAAGTAATAATGTCTTTATTGACATATCAGAAAATGTTTCATTTCACACATAATGACTTACATACAAATAATATAATGTATTCAAATACATCTGAAGAATATATTTATTATAAATTCAACGACATTTATTATAAAGTTCCTACATATGGTAAAATATTCAAGATTATAGATTTTGGACGTAGCATATATAAATTTAAAGGACAATTATTTTGTAGTTGTAGTTTTTATCCAGGCGGTGATGCTGCTACACAATATAATTTCGGTCCATTTTATAATAAAAAGCGTCCAATTATTGAACCTAATTATAGTTTTGATCTATGTCGTCTTGGAACCTCTATATATGATTTTATAATAGATGATATATCTATTAATAATATGGATGAATTACAAAAAACTATTTATCGTTGGTGTCTTGATGATAATTCAAAAAATATATTATATAAAAAAAATGGGGACGAAAGATTTCCAGAATTTAAATTATATAAAATGATAGCACGAACCGTTCATCATCATACTCCACAAAATCAATTAAAAGAACCTTATTTTAATAAATATTCTATAAAAGATATTATTCCAAATATTAAAGTCATAGATATAGATTCTATACCTTGTTATGCTTAGAATGATATAATTACATATTGAATATATATAATTATATTTTAAAATTGGTTACAATTCCGTCTAGTTTGTAACGTGACATATGTTTCAATATGAATTTATTTTTACAAGTGTATGAAAATACTAATAAATTATTCTCATGTAAGAAATCTATTGTATCATTATTTAATGCGTTAAAATGTAAACAAATAAATTGTAAATTTTTTATAATTTTTTTATATATATCTAAATTAAAATTGTTCTCCGTTGTAAAACCTATATTGATGTGTAATTTACTATCTTTGATTTTTTCAACAAAATGACGATTAAATCCACTAATATAGATACGAGTCATATCTTTTTCAGTAAAATATTTTTGTAATATAATAAGTAATGGTTCGATTATATTATCCTGACCTTTAATATCAAAAAATATTCTGATTTTTTGTATGTCAATTATATTCAAGAAATCGATAAGTGTTATAACTCCTTTAGATTTTAATTCTCGTGTTGTAAAACAAGCTACATATGTATCTTCTATGTCTATATCGTGATATACCACTATATCACGGTCTTTGCTATATTGTATATCTAATTCAACCATGTCAAATTTCTGTATCATTGCTTGTCTAAACGATATAATGTTATTATCTCCAAATTCATTGGAAACCCCTCTATGAGCAATTTGCCACATTATACATTACTTATAGATAAATGAGTAATGTATATATAGACAATTTTCTATCACTAAAAACCGGGTTCTCCTGTAAATGCTTGTGTAGAAGTAGAACCTGCGTATTCGCCTGCTCCTAATATTTCAGCAATTGGTCCAGACATTTGAAAAAATAGGAATAAAACCAGAAAAACACACGCTGAAACAACCAAAGTATCACGCACTATATGTTTTAATGGTTCTTGTTTTTTATTTACATATTTTGCTTCCAACATTTTTATTATAAAATAAAATATTGCTATTATAACAGTAAGTAAAAGTGCTTGTTCCATTATATTTATAATTAATAAAGAATAATTATAAATATTATTAACGCACTTACTCTAAAATCTCAACTACGTCCGTTAAAGAAACTGGTGCATCATTCAGTGATTTCTTTTTCTC